CGCGGCCGAGATCGACAGCTACCTCGTCGGCCGCTACATGCTGCCGCTCCACGAGGTGCCGGCGATCCTCAAACAGCACTGCGTCGACATCGCCGTCTACCGGCTGGCGCTCTCGGCCGACGTGCTGACCGAGGAGCACCGCCGGCGCTACGAGGACGCGATCGGGCACCTCAAGTTCATCGCCGCCGGCAAGGCCGGGCTGGTCTTCACCACGCCCGTGCCGGCCGATCCCGATGCCGACCCGGTGCTGTCGGCCGCGCAGCCGATCGTCCACGGCGGGCCGCCCCGCCTCTTCTCGCGTGATGAGATGAGGGACATCTGATGACCGGGGTGAGCGTCAGCTTCGAGCTCGACACCGTCGCGGCCACGGCGGCGCTGGCGGCCCTCACCGCGGACGAGCTCGACGACCTCGTCTATACGGTGGGCCAACTGATCGAGACCCAGACGAAGGAGCGGATCGCCACCGGCAAGACGGCGCCCGACGGCACGCCCTGGGCGCCCTGGTCGGAGGCCTATGGCGCGACCCGGCACCCCGGCCAGTCGATCCTGCTATCCCAGGGCCACCTGCTGGCCAGCGTGCAGAACTACACACGGGGCGATGTGGCCGAGGTCGGCACGCCGCTCGTCCAGGGCGCGATCCACCAGTTCGGCGGCGCCGGCGCCGGCAAGCCGGGCCTGCCGGCGCGGCCATTCCTCGGCCTGTCTGAGGCCGACCGGCGCGAGATCGACCAGCTCGTCGTCGACCGGATCGGAGACATCCTGGCATGAGCACGCCCCGGCCCGATCTCCTGTACGCACTGCCCGGTCTCGTCGCCGACAGCATCCGTACCGTGCTGCCGGGCCTCAGGACCTGCAAGGGCATGGTCGGGCGGTTCGACGCCGAGGAGCTCAAGCGCCAGGGGCTGGCGGCACCGGCCGTACTCGTCTCGCGCACCGGCGCACGCCAGGGCCGGGTGCTGGCCGGCCCGTTCAAGACCTTCGAGGTCGAGATGGCGGCCTTCGTCCTCACCCGGGACGAGATGGGGCTCGGCCGCGACGAGGCCGCCGCCAACATCTGCACCGCGCTTCTGATCCACGTGCCCGAAAAGACCTGGGGGCAGGTCGGCGTCGGCGCCGCCGTGGGCGTGCGCGAGCAGCCGCTGATCACCGGCGCGTCGTCGGGGCTTGCCACCTCTCTCTGGGCCGTCACCTGGACGCAGCCTATCTCGCTCGAGGGGTTCTCGATCGCGCCGCCTGTGCCGCTCTCGCTCTACGTCGGCCAGGCGCCGGAGATCGGGCTCGGCCACGAGGACGACTACGAGCTGGTCGGCCAGCCCGGGGATCAGACGGGGGGCCAGCCATGAGCTTCGCCGCCGCCGAGGCCGACCGCCGGCTCGCCAACCTGCTTCAGGTCGGCACCGTGACCTCGGTCAACGGGGCTACCGGCCGCGCCCGTGTCCGGGTGGGCGACCTCGACCTGCCGGAAATCGCCGTGGCGCAGTTCCGCGCCGGCGGCACGAGCCTGTGGTGGATGCCGCAAGTCGGCGAGCAGGTTCTGGTGGCCTGCCCCTCGGGCGACGTGGCCCAAGGCATCGTGCTCGCCTCGCTCTTCGCGGGCAACGCGCCCTCGGTGGATGCCGGCGTGCCGATGATCGAACTCGCCGGCGGCACGATGAAGATCAACGGCACGCTCGAGCTGACCGGCGACGTGGTGGCCCAGGGCGTGAGCCTCGTCACCCACACCCACGGCGGCGTCCAGCCGGGCGGCGGCCATACCGGAGTGCCTGACTGATGGCCGAGCGGCAGGACTATCGCGTGATCGCCGACGGCTGGATCGCCGGCCGCAGGGTCCGGGCGGACGACACCGTCCGCCTGACGGAGGCCGAGGCGCGCTACGAGCCGGTGGTGCGGGTCGCGGAGGCTGCCCCGGCCGGGGCGCCACCCGCGGCCCCGGCGCGACCGAGGCGGAGGACGGCGCGATGATCGGGCTCTCGCGGCAGACCGGGGCCAGGGTCGAGGGCGAGGCGCATCTCGCCCAGTCGGTCGTCGACATCCTCTCGACGCCCCGCGGCACGCGGGTGATGCGGCGCGACTACGGGTCGGACCTGCCGCTCCTGATCGACCGGCCGATCAACGGCGAGACGATCATCGACATCTACCAGGCCACGGCCGAGGCGCTCGCGCGCTGGGAGCCGCGGATGCGCCTGACGCGGGTGGAGATCGAGGAGGTAAGCCCGGGCGGCGTGACGCTGCAGCTCACCTACGAGACCGATGACGGCACCGCCGGGCTTCGGGCCGAGCTGGGGATCGCGGCATGAGCGGTTTCCACGCCATCGACCTGTCCCGGCTGCCGGCGCCCGCCGTCGTCGAGGCGCTGGACTACGAGGCCATCCTCGCGGCGATGAAGGCCGACCTGGCCGCCCGCGCGCCGGAACTGGCGCCCGCACTGGCGCTCGAGAGCGAGCCCATTGTCAAGCTCCTGGAGGTCTGCGCCTACCGGGAGCTCCTGATCCGCGCCCGGGTCAACGATGCGGCGCGGGCGGTGATGCTGGCGACCGCGACCGGCGCCGATCTCGACAACCTCGCCGCGCTCTTCGGGGTGATGCGCCTCGTGATCGACCCGGGCGATCCGGCGGCGGCGCCGCCGGTGCCGGAGACGCGGGAGAGCGACGCCGTGTTCCGGGCCCGCGCCCAGCTCGCGCTCGAGGGTTTTTCGACCGCCGGGCCGGTCGGCGCCTACGTGTTCCACACGCTTTCGGCAAGCCCGATGGTCAAGGACGTCCACGTCGACAGCCCGAGCCCGGGCGAGGTGCGGGTGACGGTCCTGTCGCACGAGGGCGACGGCACGCCCACGGCGCCCGTCCTCGCTGCCGTCGCCGCCGCGCTCAATGCCCAGGACGTGCGGCCGCTCTGCGATCTGGTGGACGTCCAGCCGGCGGTGATCCTGCCCTATGCGGTCGATGCCGTGATCGAAGTCTTCGACGGGCCCGATCCGGCGCTCGTCCTTGCCGCCGCTCAGGCCGCGGTCGCCGCCCATGTCGCGGCCGCCCATGCGCTTGGCCGCGACGTCACGCTGTCGGGCCTTTACGCCGCCCTTCACCAGCCCGGCGTCGCCCGCGCCACGCTGGCCTCGCCGGCGGCCGAGATCGTCGTGGCGGCCACCGAGGCGGCGGTCTGCACCGGCTTCGCCGTGGTGCTGGCATGACCGGCATCCTCCCCCCGACATCGACCCCGGTCGAGACTGCGCTCGAGGCGGCCACGGCGCGGCCGGGCGAGGTCGCGGTGCCGGTCGGCGATCTCTGGAACCCCGCTGCCTGCCCGGCCGCGATGCTGCCCTGGCTCGCCTGGGCGCTGTCGGTCGACGACTGGGACGCCGGCTGGACCGAGGCGGAGAAGCGGGCGGCAATCGCCGCCTCGGTCGGCGACCACCGCCGCAAGGGCACGGTGGCGGCGATCCTTTCCGGCATGAAGACCGCCGGCATCGCCGATGCGCGGCTCTTCGAGCGCTGGACGGCGAGCCGCCACGACGGCGCCTTCACCGCCGACGGGTCGCACACCCATGCACCCTCAGACCATTGGGCAGAATACCGCATCGAGATCGACCGGCCGATCTCGATCGCCCAGGCGGCGCGGGTCCGGAAGCTCCTCGGACGGGTCGCGCCGGCGCGCTGCCACCTGAAGGCGATGACCTATCCGCAAGCCCTCAACCTCTATGACGCCGCGATTTTCCACGACGGCGTCTACAGCCACGGAGTTGCCTGATGGCGGACCTGCCCGAAACCCCGACCTGGGAGCCCGGCATCTACCAGCTCGAGACGACCGACCCGGTCGTCGGCGGGCCGCCGAACATCGCCACCAAGGCCGGCGCCTCGAACATTGCCGCCTGGCAGCTCGCCAGCCGCACCCGCTGGCTGAAGGACCAGCTTGCCGCCGTCCAGGCGATGATCGGCGCGGCGACGACGGCCGTCGCCGGCATCGTCCGACTGAACGACACCGTCACCTCCTCCGCGACCGACCAGGCGGCGACGGCGAATGCGGTCAAGACCGCGAATGACAACGCCAACGGCCGGGCGCCGAAGACGATCACCGTCACCGGCGGCGGGCTCGCGACCGGCGGCGGCGACCTGTCGGCCAACCGCACGATCACGGTCCCGGTCGCCTCCCAGGCCGAGGCGGAGGCCGGCACCGACAACACCAAGGCGATGACGCCCCTGCGTGTCGCGCAATACGTCGCGGCGCGGCTCCTGTCGCTCTTGCCCGTCGCATCGGTAACAGAGGCCGGCATCGTCCGGCTCGTGAACACCTCCACCTCCACCTCGCTGACCGAGGCGCCGACGGCGGCGGTTCTCAAGGCGGTGCAGGACAACGCCAACACCCGCGCCCCGGCTGCGCGCACGATCTCCACCGCCGGGCTCGCGGCCGGCGGCGGCGACCTGACGGCCAACCGGACGATCACGGTCCCGGTCGCATCGGCCGCCCAGGCACAGGCCGGGACCGACAACGCCACCGCGATGACGCCGCTGCGGGTCAAGAACGCGATCGACGCCCAGTCCGCCTTCACGAAGGAGAAGACCTGGGACGATCTGGCGATCGTCGGCGGCGGAACGATCACCCTTAACCACGGTCTTGGGGGCGCGCCAAAATTCATCGCGCTCGCGATCAAATGCGTCATCGCCGAGCACAGCTATGCCGTCGGCGACGTGCTCGAGGCGAAGGTCGACAGCGATCCGTTCGGCAGCGCCAACGAGGGCCTCGCCGTCCGCAAGACCGCCACGCAGCTGATCGTGAAGGTCGGCGCGAACGGCCCGTCGATCCAGACCGCCCACTACAACGGCCAGTCGTTCATCCCGTCCCCCGGCAGCTGGGTACTGCAGATCGGAGCCTACGCATGACCGTCCTCCACTACTCCGCCGCCGACGGCAGCTATGCCGGCGCCTTCGACCGGGCCGAGGACGCCCCGGCCGGGTCGGTGGCCCGCCCCGCCCCCCCGCCCGATGCCCGCCACGTCTGGAGCGATGCGGGCTGGGTGCCGGGTCCGCCTTCGGCCGACGCCGTTACCGTCGAGCGCGACCGCCGGCTGCGCGGGACCGCGACGTTCGGGGGCCATTCCTTCCAGGCCGACCAGCCGTCGCTGATCCGGATCGCGGGCGCCGGCTCGCTTGCCGCCGCGGCGGTCGTGGCCGGCGCGCAACCCGGTGACTACCGCTGGTACGGCGGTGCGGAGGACTTCGCCTGGATCGCGGCCGACAACACGCCGGTGCCGATGGACGCGCAGACGATGTTCCTCTTTGCCCAGGCGATCGCCGTCCGCGAGGCCGCCTTCATCGGCGCAGCCCGTGCGCTGAAGGACATGGCTCCGATCCCCGCCGACTACACCGACAACCGCTACTGGCCCGCCTGAAAGGAGCCACCCATGCCTGCACAGTTCCTGCACGGTGCCGAGGTCGTCCAGATCAACGACGGCATCCGCCCGATCCTCACCGTCAAGTCGTCGATCGTCGGCATCGTCGGCACCGCGCCGCTCGCCGACGCCCAGGTCTTTCCGCCCGACACGCCGGTCCTCGTGACCGGCCCGCGCCAGGCCGCGCTTCTCGGCGCGACCGGCACGCTGAAGGACGCTTACGAAGCGATCTATGCCCAGGGCGTCAACGTCGCGGTGGTGATCCGGGTCGCCGAGGGTGCCGACGCGGCGGCGACGCTGGCGGCGGTCGCCGGCGACGAGACGGCACAGACCGGGGCGTGGGCACTTCTTACCGCGGGCAGCGTCACCGGGCAGACGCCCCGCATCCTCGCGGCGCCGGGTTTCACCTCGACGCCGGCGGCCGACCCCGCCGGGCCGGTGACCGTCAATCTCGTTTCGATCGCCGCGCGGCTCCGCGCCGTGGTGATCGCCGACGGGCCCAATACCGTCGAGGCCGACGCGATCGCGGACGCCGGCAAGCACGGCTCCGACCGGCTCTACATCGTCGATCCGGCAGTGCGGGTCTTCGACACGGTCACCGCCGCCTATGTGACGCGCCCCGCCTCGGCCTATGTCGCCGGCATGATCTCGAAGCGGGACCAGGAGTTCGGCTTCTGGTTCTCGCCCTCGAACACGATCGTCCAGGGGATCAGCGGCACCGCCCGGCCGGTCAGCTTCAAGCTCTCCTCGGCCGAGACCGAGGCCAACCGGCTCAACGAGGCCAGGGTGGCGACGATCGTCCAGCAGAACGGGTTCCGGCTCTGGGGCAACCGCAGCCTCTCGGCCGACCAGATCTGGACGTTCCTGCCGGTCCGCCGCACCGCCGACATGATCTACGAGAGCATCGAAGCGGCCCACCTCTGGGCGATGGACCGGCCGTTCAGCCAGCAGCTGATCCTCGACATCCGCGACAGCGTGCAGGGCTACCTCAACACGCTGGTGGCGCGCGGCGCGCTCCTCGGCGGCAGCGTCTGGCTCGACCCCGAGCTCAACACCCAGGTGACGCTTGCCAATGGCGAGCTTTACCTCGACTTCGACATCGAGCCGCCCGCGCCGCTCGAGCACCTCACCTTCCGGGCCCATCGCAACGGCGACTACTACGACGAGCTCGTCGGCGAGATCGCGGCCGTCAGCTAAGGAGATCAGCCCATGTCGCTTCCCCGCACGATCCGCAATTTCAACGCCTTCGTCGACGGCCGGAGCTACTTCGGCCGCGCCACCGAGGCCAAGCTCCCGCAGCCGAAAATCCAGACCGAGGGCCACCGCGGCGCCGGGATGGACGGCCCCGTCGGCCTCGACATGGGGATGGAGGGCATGTCGGCCGAGATCACCTTCGCCGAATGGGACCCGGTGCTCTTCAAGGCGCTCGGCCGGCAGGAACGCTTCGTCCTGCGCCCCGCCCAGCTCGGCGAGGACACGGCGAATGCCGACACGATCATCGCCACGATCGGCGGCCTGATCACCGCCACCGAGACGGGCGACCTGAAGCCCGGCCAGGGCGCGGGGTCATCGCTGAAACTGGCGATGGACGTCCGCTACTACCGGCTGGAGATCAACGGGGAGGAGATCATGGAGATCGACCTCGTGAATGCCAAGCGGGTGATCGGCGGCGTCGACCAGCTCAAGGACATCCGCCGGGCAATGGGCATCTGAGGAGAGGACCATGAGCGACACCACCGTCACCCTCACCGCGCCCGTCGACCGCAAGGGCGGGCCCGCGATCACCAGCGTCTCGCTGCGCAGGCCCGACGTCGGCGCGCTGCGCGGCCTGAAACTCACCGACGTCCTGCAGATGGACGTCAACGCCATGCTTCGGCTCCTGCCGCGGGTCAGCACGCCGGCGCTCCTGCCCGACGAGGTCGCGACCCTCGACCCGGCAGACTTCCTGACATTGGCCGGCACGGTGGTCGGTTTTTTTATGACCGCGGAGCAACTGGCGGCGGCGGAGCT